CCGTCCACCGTCCAGCCGTCTTTCTGGTCAAGGAACGGCTGCTGCACGCCGTCGAGGTAGGCCACCTCGATGGTGTCGAACAGGTTGGGATCAGCCGCGCCGAACCACGCACCGGACGCCAGGCGGCCATCGGCGACGACCTCGAAGCGGTTGCGCTGGGTGTTGGCGTTGCTGCTGACCGAGCCGTCGGACTTGACCTCGTATTGGTTGTCGCGCACCAGGATGGCGTTGTCTTCTTCGTCCGGCGGCACGAGCAGGAAACGCAGCGGGATGTTGACCGGCTGGCCGTCCACCTTTTGCGCCATCATCAGCTTGCGCAGCGCGCCCACGCTGGCGCTGGTGATGCCCGCGCCGGTGGCGAGGTTGCCGTGGGTGGCGTGGAACAGCGCCACGTTGTCGGCCATCTTCGGGTTGTTGGCCAGGATGGCGTAGACCAGGTTGCCGATGGTGCGCTTGGCGGCGCGGCCCATCTTTTGCGGCACCGCGGTGAACGCGCCCAGGTCATCGTTGATGATGGCCTGGCGGGTGATGGGGAACAACTTGCCGTACGTGGCCAGCGCGATCGCCTGCCCGGTGCTGCCGAAGGTGCCGTATTTGTATTCGCCGTCTTCGGGGATCTTGTCCAGATCGGAGAAGAAGCCCAGTCCGGCCTTGCTGGCTTCGCGGAAGTCGGTAAGCGTGCCGGGGCGAGTCCACTGGTCGAAGGTTTCGGGCGCCTCGTCGTAGCCGCGCAGAAGCGAGGCCCGAGCGGTGCTGGTGAGAAGCGCCGGGAAATCGCTGGTGGTGGTGAAGGCGGTGGCAACCACATCCATGGAACTCATGCCGCGGCCATTGCTGGCGCTGCTGCGTTCGAGCGAGGCACGGGCAATTTCGATGAGCCGATACCCACGCAGCGGGTTCTGGCCATCGGCCTGCACGATGCCTGCGCGCGACAGGATGGCGTTTTCGCCGGCCGCGCGGAACTTGTCAGCGTCGTCCGGGCCATTCTCGAAGCTGTTGCCGGCGATGGGCATGGTCGACGATCCGATCTTGTCCAGTATCTGCTGGCGCACACGGTCGACGCTCATGGTCGGGTCGGACAGCGCGGCGGTGTAGATGGCCTGCACGCCATCACGCTGCAGGTACGGCGTCACCATGGCGGTGATCTCGTCGTTGCGGGCGCGCAGGGCGGCGTGCACTTCGGCCGCCGTGGCTTGCGGGGCGGGAGCACCACCGCCGCCGCGGTTGCCATCACCGGGATCGGTGGCCGCTTCGCGCAGGGATGCCATGGCGGCGAACAGCTTGCGTACTTTCATCGTGAGGTCTCCATCGTTGGCCGAAGCGGCCGTGGTAAGGGCGGCGACAAGTGCCCGTTGACCGCTGGCGGATGCCAGCGCGGATTGCAGGGATTCAAGGTCGATGCCTTCGGGCACCACCAGACGCGGCTTGGTGGCGCGCGGCAAGGCTCGAGGGTGCTTGCCAGCTGCGGACATGGCGATCTGGCGAATGTGATCCGGCGCGCCGGCCAGCAGGCGATTGACACCGGCGGCGCGGGCCTGCGATTCGTCGTCAGAGGCGGTGTCGTCGAGCGCGTCGATCAACGCGTCAGCGAAGCCTTCGGCCACGGCTTGCTCGCCGGTGAAGTAGTGATCCTTGCCATCGGCCAGAAGCGCGAGCATGTCGGCGCGATCTCGACCCGTTTTGGTGGCGTAGGCGCCGGCCATGGCGGACGCGTAGGTGTCGAGCACGTCGGCCATGGTGCGCATGTCTTGCGCGTTGCCCTGGGCATAGCCCCACGGCGCGTGGATCATTAGCAGCGACGTGGCCGGCATCTGCACTTCATCGCCGGCCATGGCGATCAGGCTGGCGCTGGACATGGCCACGCCGTCTACCGTGACGACTTTGCGTGCACTGTGCCGCTTGAGGGCGTTGTAGATGGCGATGCCATCACTCACGCTGCCGCCGTAGCTGTTGATGCGCACGTTGATCTGCGTGACAGAAGCGTCCAGCGCCTGCAACTGCTGTACCACGCTGAGCGCGGTGACCGATTCGCCCCACCAGCTGTCGCCGATGTCGCCGTACACCAGCAGTTCGTATTCGGTGCTGGAAGCAGCAACGGGGCGCAGAACCATCAGCGGGCGGATGGCTGGAAGATTCGCGGCGGTTCGTTCGACGTCGGCGAAGGCGGCGCACGGGCGGCCGGCGACGGACGTGGAGGCTGCAGCCAGCATGGCGATGGCCATCAGGGTCTTTTTCATGCGGTTTCCTCGGTGGGCGCAGAGGGCGCCGCGGTGGCTTGGTTGCTTGCGCCAAGATCGGCTTTGAGCCCGCTGGTGGTCTGCGCCTCGCGCCATTGCTTTTCAGCACGCAGCACGTCGCGCGGGTTGCGGCCGAGCTTGCGGACGATTTCGGTACCGGGCACCCACAGGTTCTTTTCCTGCAGCTCCCACGCCTGGGCTTCTTTTGCGGGGTCGATCCACGGCATGGACGGCGGGATGTACAACGCGTGGGTGAGGCCGGCGAAGGTGACGCCGCGCGGCATGCGGATCAGGCCGGCGGTGAGGCACATGCCGACGAAGCGCACATAGACCTCGCTGGTGTGCTGGTCGATGAAGGCCTGGCTGAGCAGCTGGTAGGCAGCCCACTGTTCGACCAGTTCCTGCCGCTGCGCGCTGTAGGTGCCGTTGTAGTTTTTGCTGCTGCTGCTGTAGCTGACGTCCGCACCGGCGGACACGGCACGCAGCTGGCCATCGCGCCAGGTGACGGCGTTGGGGTTGGGCCGGTTGCTGTCGATCGTTTCGATCGACTCACCCGGCTGCAGATCGTCGAAGATCATGCCTGGCGCGAAATGCATGCTCCGGTCTTTGGTGTCGTAGGGTGTGTCGGGGTAGCTGGTGGCGTCGCCTTTCTTGATGACGGCGGCCATGGACGCGGCGATCTTGGCGGCGATGCGCTCGCTTTCTTCGTAATCTTTCAGGTCGTCCAGGCGGCCCATGACGCTGGCGAACATGCTGACGCCACGGCGCTGGCCGAAGCGGTCGATCAGCTTGATGTGGCCGATGCTGTCGGTGGGTACCGCCTTGAGTTCGGGGTACGCGGTGATCCGCGCGCCGGGGTGGGTCTTGTAGACCCAGTAGGTGGTGGGACGGTTCCAGGCGTTGGCCTGTACGCCCTGGATGATGTTGCGCGCCGGGTCGTTGAAGTCCATCGGGACCATGTCGGTCTCGAGGTATTCCAGCGAAAACGGCACGGCGCTGCCATGCGTGAGGCCGGGAACGTTGCCTTCGACGTACTGGCACAGCGCTTCGCCGTCGCGCATCCAACTGCGGCAGGCGAGCTGTTCGGCGCGGGCGCGGTTGAGTTCGCCGGTGACTTCGGGCGCGCGGCTCCAGGTTTCCCACAGATCGGTGATTTTCTGGGCAAGATCCTCCAGCACGTTGCCCTGCGCGTCGCGCGGCTGCGGTTCGACGCCGATGCCGTTGGCACCCACGATGTTGCGCACCAGTACGTTGAGGATGCCGCGACTGATGTCGTGGTTGCGGTCGAGGTTGCGGGCCATGTCGCGCAGCGGCACCTGGGCGCCATTGGCGGTGGTGTTGCCGTCGCCATAGTCGCGCGTGCGTTTGCGCAGGCGCCCGGACTGGGCGGCTTCGTAGGCACCTGAATACGCGGCGACGCGATAACGCGCACCAGCGCGGCGCGCGGCCCAGCCGGGCGACAAGGCGTAGATGACGCGATCAAGCGCCGGCAACTTCAGCGCCGCCATCAGTTGCGGCCCCAGCGTTCGCCGGCTTCCCGGCTGCAACCCGCACCGGTGAAGTCGGCCAGTTGCACGCCGACGCTGCCGCCGCCGGCGGCGGCGCGGGATTCGGCGGAGGCCTTGCGCTCCCACTCGCGCCGGCCGTTCTGGACCATCGCCAGATCGGCGCGCGTCAACTGCCGGTCACCCCACCGGTACGACTGCCCGGAAAGGATGGCGAGTTCGGCGGCGAGGTACTTGTCTCGCATGTCGGTAGCGGTGGACATGCGGCCAGAATCGCTGGCCTGCTGTGCCACGTTTACCGGAGGGATGGCACAGCCGCTGGCTTTCGGCGCGGGTGGCTCAGATCTGGCTGAGCAGTCGGTAATAGGTCCGTCGGCTGATGCCGAATTTGCGCAGGATGACGTTCAGGGGTGTGCCCTTTTCCCGCTCCGCCGCCAGCTCGCGGATATCACGCCGCACGTAGGGCTGCGGAATGTATAGCTCATCGCCGCCGTACTGCTGCTGCAGGTGCCGCACGATGGGCTCGGCGTAGCCGGCGGCGGTTTCGTACGGGATGCCTTTGGCTTCCTGCAGCGCGGCGGCGAGTTCGGAGACCAGCTCTTGGGCGGGGATGAAGTCGGTCATGCAATCAGTCTCCCCTGGCGTTGCGCATCTTCGATGCGGCGGCAGGCTATGTCGAAGTAACGGGGGTCGATTTCGCACCCGATGAAATTCCGCTGTGCCGTGACGGCGGCCACGCCGGTGGTGCCGCTGCCCATGTAGGGGTCGATGATGACGGGCACGTCGGCGCACTGACGGATGCAGAAATCCATCAGCGCGATTGGCTTTTGCGTGGGGTGATAGCGTTCCTTGCCGATGCCCTTTTCGCTGGCTTTGCAGATGCCTTTCCAGAGATGGCTGAAGATGCGGTCTTTGCCGCGTCCTTTGTGCCAGGCGAACTCGACGTCTGAAAAGCTATCGAACGCTTCGAGGCCCGCGAGCTTGTCCCACGCTATCCACCGGCCGTGCGGCAGGCGCGTGGAGAAGTGATTGGCGCCCCAAAGGATGACGTCGGCGAAGTCCAGCCAGGGCGCTGGATCGAACGGCGCGGCATCGCCCACGATGGCCTCGATGTTGCGCACGGTGTGCTTGCCCTTGCCGCCGGAGCCTTTGGCGTAGGCGATGCCGTATGGGGGATCAGCGACCACCGCCCCCCCCCCTTGGCAGTTCCGGCAGCAGATCGAGACAGTCACCCAGCCATAGTTCGGCCTGACCGATGACGACTTTGCGGGGTGCGGTCATCGGCGTGACAACCAGTCGGAAGATGCGAACGGGTTGGCGCTGGCGGGCGCGGATGTTCCACGTGGAATGCTGGACGGCTGGACGTCCGTTACCGGCGCGGCCTTTTCGGCCACCTTCACCACTTCGGTGGGAGCCGCCGGGCGGGCGGTGAACAGGTCACCGCTGGGCGGCTCGATCTTGCTTTCGATGGCGGCCCAGTCCGCCTCGCGCTTGACGTGTATGCGGATGCTGGGGCTGAGTGCGGCGGCGTAGGCGTACACCAGTGTGTCGAGCGCTTCGTTGCGGGCGCCTTTTTTCTTCAGCCAGCGCTTGGCAGCCAGATCGAACCGCTCGGCGGTGAGCATGGTGTAGTAGTCGTCGGGAAGATCCGCGGCGAAGTGGATCAGTCGCGCTTCGTCGTCGCGATCGGTGTCACCGAGCAGGCGCTGCATGAGCGTGCTCTTTGCGGAGTTGACGCCGATGATCCACAGGTTGACGCCGCGGCGCTGAGTGCGGCCCTTGGTATCCACCTCTTGCTTGCTGGCGCGGCCAATGATGGGTTTGGTCGCGTCCTTGCTGCCCTTGATGGCCATGACGCCCTGCGACTGCCTCGGGCGCACAGCGTTGTAGACCTCTTGCGTCCAGTTGCCGGAGTCGACGGCGGCGGCGCTGATTTGCAGGGTGATGCCGGCGGCGTTGGCGATGGGCTGGGCGAGGAATTCCCACAGGATGTCCCAATCCTCTTTGCGGGTGGGGTCGGCGGGGAGTTCGACGTAGTCGACGATGAAGGCCTGTTCGTTACGGCCCCATGCGACGATTTGCACGGCGAAG